ATCGCGCAGCTCGCGCAAGTGGTCCGCTGGATCGAGAAGTGCGCAAAGCACGGCCCTGAAGCGATGCGCGCCGGGGAAGCCACATATCTGATGTATCGCGGGACGGTGGAGGCGCGCGAAGCGGCCAGCAATCCGTCTCTGGCAACGAACGATGCCACGCTGGCCGCGAAGTTCGCGCAGCCGGCGCCGAAAAAGGTGACCGCGCGTGACAAGCGGTTTGCCGAAACCATGGCTTGGGCAGGAGGGAACAAGGCGTGAGTGCCGAAGTGATAGTGATGACGCCGCCCGACCCGGAGCGGCTCGCCTGGTACGAAATGAACGACCTGGGCAATGCCGAGCGCCTCAAGGCGCGGAGTGGCGGCCTGCTGCTGTTCGTCCGGGAAAAGGGCTGGATTGCCTATGATGGCAAGCGCTGGTCATATGACGACGGGGAGCGTCGGGCAAATCAGCTTGCCCACGACGTGGCGCGGGCCATCCGGGACGAGGTGAAGGCGCTGGGGGAGCAGATCCGCTCCGGGCGGCTCCCGAAATCCATGGTCGAGGCGATGGGAGCCGATGTGGCGGCCGAGGCGGCGAAGGAAAAGCTGGCCTCCCTGCACAAATGGGCGATCAAGAGCGGGAACGCGGCGCAGACGCGGGGCATGCTCTCGCAAGCGGCCGATGAAATGGCGGTGCCTGCCGACAGCTTCGATACCGATGCCTACGCCCTCAACTGCCAGAATTGCACGATCCGCTTCGTGCGCGGCGCTGATGGCTGGCGGGTCGAGGCCCGGCCACACGATCCCTTGGACCGGATCACACGACTTGCGGACATGACCTATGTTCCCGGCGTGGATTGCCCGCGATGGTCCGGGCGTTTCGACCAGATCCAGCCCGATGAGGATCAGCGGCGGCAATTGCAGGTCCTAATGGGCTATTGCCTGCTCGGCCTCGTCAGCGATCAGCAATTCTACCTCAATCAGGGTCCGGGCGGCGACGGCAAGACGATGAGCTGGGGCACGTTCGCGAAGCTGCTTGGCGATTACCATCGGCGCGCGAAAGTGCAGACCTTCCTTGCTACCGGGCAGCGGAGCGGCGCGGACCATTCCAGCGACATTGCCCGCCTCTCCGGCGACATTCGCCTTGTGACCTGTGCGGAGCCGCCGAAACGATCCACGTTCAACAGCAACCTCATCAAGGAAGTGACCGGCGCCGATAAGGTGACGGCCCGTGCGCTGCGCGAGGCCGAGATCGAGTTCCTGCCGCGCTGGAAGTTGGTGATGGAGTGCAACGGTCTTCCGCGCGTCGATACCGGCGATGATGGTTGGTGGCGCCGTGTGCGCATGATCCCCTGGCCGTTCCAGTTCAAAAGCCGGGGCGTTCAGACAGAGCAGCCGCACGTCTTGCAAGCGGCGCTGCTATCGGAAGGCTCGGGCATCCTGAACTGGGCCATCGTGGGCGCTCTCGCCTGGCTGGAGAACGGCGGCGTTCCAGAATCACGCACTAGCGCCCGGGCGCTTGCCGAATATCGGAGATCCACGGACCCTTTTGACGAGTGGTATATGGACTGGTGCGTCACGAACGACCGCGACGTGTCCACCCGTGCATCCGATCTCTACGGCAGCTTCAAGGAATTCTCCGAAATCCGGGGTACGGAGAAGATCATGTCGTCGACAAGTTTCGGGTTGAAGCTTGCGGAGAAGCAGCACGAGAAGCACAAGAGCAACGGCAACATCTTCCGCTTGGGGATTCGCCTGCGCACGGATGCCGAACGCGCCGCCATGGAGCGGACGCAGGAGGCCGAGGATCGCGCAGCGGGTATCCGGGCGGTTCCGTATGTAGCGCGGCCTTCCATGGGCAGCGACGATCGCTTCAGCGCCGATATCGGAGACGATTTCGGCTGCGGCGACGACCTGCCAGAGGGCTGGTGAAGTGCGGTTTGCGATAGGGACGGCATGGAGCAACTCTCCCCGTCAGGGACAGTTCGTTTCCAATCTGGCTGTTTCTAAATCGGCGGCGGCGATCACGTGCCCTACATTGATCGCTTCAAGCGATCAACGGGGAGAGGAACTGTCCCTCTGTCCCCAAACTCTCCCCGGCCCGAATGCGAGGCATACTGCGGGATAGGGACAGTTAGGGAGAGTAGGGACAGTTTTACGGACATGACGGATATATGTGTGCGCACCTATGTGCGCGGAGACCGTCGCGAACTGTCCCTGTGTCCCTGACCCTACATTCAAGAATGATTATTCTAATCAAAGGATCAGGTTCATGGGTGAAGTTATTACCTGGCAAGAAGCAGAAGATGCGATGCTCGCGGCCGTCGAATACCTCGCGGCGCTGCCTGACAGAGAGCGCGGCTTCCTTTCGGCAGGGTCTCGTTCGGTGTGGCCGGAGATCATCAGGGACCGGCGCGCGGGGGACTACCCCGATGCGGACGTGGCGCCTTCTCCGCAGCTCTCGCGGCGGATGATGGCACATCTGGACAAGATGCTGCTCACCCAGCGCGCGGCGGGCCTTGCAGTAGCCGAGGGGCATCGGGCGCTTGTGGGCCGGGTACTGATGATGAAGTTGTGGCCTGGGCCTGATGGGTTCCGGTGGGAGCGCGTGTGGGAGCGCGAGGGTGGCAGAGCATGCGGCGTTACCAGCGATGCGCTTCGGATGCGGTACGAGCGGGGCATCGGCAAGGTTGCGGTACGCATGCAGGCCTTGGACATGGGCCGCAGCGAGGCGGCCTGAGGGCAAGCCCTAGCATTTCCAGCGGGGCGACGTGTCAACCCGCTCATTTCTCGCCCACTAAAATAATGGGTGTTCGTTCGCCCCGTAAAGCCGGGGTACGACGTGTCATCCTCGGAGCACCTGTGCTTCTAGAGGCATTCACTCCTCCCTTGGGGCAGCGAGCGGTCGGTGGAACGAATGCCGCTCGCTGCTACCGGAGCCATCATGGGCCGTCTCAAGTCAATCCCGTCACGCCTCGGCGCCCTGCCCCCTCGGGTGGCAGCGATGCCCAAGATGGCCGACAGCTTCTATCAGTCGCCCGAGTGGGCGGCTGCGAGGAAGGCCCAACCCAACAAGTGGTGTGCGGTCTGCGGTTCTACCAAGCGCCTGATCCTCGACCACAAGCATGAGCGCAAGGACGGCGGCGCCGACCTCGACCCTGCCAACCTCGAATGGCTCTGCCAGCCCTGCCACAACCGCAAGACGGCTGAGGCCAAGGCGCGGCGGGCGCGCGGCGGGCGAGGGTAGGGGGGTGGTCGAAAGTTCGGAGGGTCGGCCCCCTCTGGACCGCATCTCGTCCCATTCGGAGATTTTTTTCGTGTCGGATCAAGTTTCAGGCAAGGATGGGCGGCCTCGCTGGCTGCCGTTCGACCTGCTGGGCGATCCGGTATCGGCCAACAAGGGCATGAAGGGTCGGCCGCAGCACGCGCCAACCGCAGAAAACCTCGAGAAATTGGTGCTCCTGTTCGGCATGAACCGGAGCGAGGCCGAGTGTGCCGCAGCCATTGGCCTGTCGGTCCCGGCCATGAGGAAGCATTATTTTTCGAGCCCCGAACTTCAGCGGGCGAAGCGCCATGCGGACATGTTGCTGGAAGGCGAGCTGCTTCAGCGGCTCAACCAGCAGTCCATCGCCGGCAAGACGTCCGCTACAGAGAAACTGCTCAAGCGCCTGGACAAGTCCCGGCTTGGTCCGGCTCCCTCGACGAAAGCCAAAGCCACCAAGCGCAAGGGCGTGAAGGAAGAGCGCCGCGACGCGGCGTGGGACGCCGGGCGCCAAGACGATAGCTGGGGCCCGCTGCTCCACGGTGACGGCGGCAAGGTACTGCCGAACTGACAATGGACGTCTGGAATTTCGCCTGCCCTGACTGGAAAGACAGGCTGCGCGAAGGCCGTAGTCTGGTGCCAGACCTGCCGCTGAACCGGCCGGTTGCGAGCCGCGCGGTGCAGATCTTCAACAAGCTGCGCCTGCCCGATGTTGGCGGCCAGCCAGAGCTGCGCACCGCCGCCGGGGACTGGCAGCGCGACACGGTTGCGGCGCTCTTCGGCTCGCTGTTGCCTGATGGCCGCCGCCGGGTTCGCAAGATATTCGAGCTGGTGCCGAAGAAGAATTCGAAGACGACGAAGGCGGGGGCGGTGGGCGTCACGGCCCTGCTGATGGATGACGAGCCGCGCCAGCCTTACTACCTCCTCGGCCCTACGCAGGAAATCGCGCAGCGCGGTTTCAGCCAGGCCGAGGGGATGATTTTAGCGGATCCTGTCCTGCGGGAACGGTTCCACATCAAGGCCCACGTGAAGACGATCGTCGATCGGGTCACCGAATCGACGCTCAAGGTGCAGACTTTCGACGAGAAGGTGGCCACCGGCGGCATCCCTAAAGGGGCGATCGTCGACGAGGTGCACATCCTCGGCAAGGTCCACTACGCGAGCCGCGTGCTGGGTCAGATTTGGGGCGGGATGATCACCCGTCCCGGCGCCTTCCTCTACATGATCACGACCCAGTCGGACGAGCCGCCGGCGGGGGTGTTCAAGGAAGAATTGCAGTTGGCGCGGGCCATCCGCGATGGCCGGGTGACCGGCGAGGCGGCGACGACGCTGCCGATCCTCTACGAGTTCCCCGAAGAGTTTCAGATCGATCCCAAGCAGCCTTGGAAAGACCCGGCGTGCTGGCCGATGGTACTCCCCAATCTGGGAAAGTCGGTCCAGCTTGATCTGCTGCGGCCCCAGTTCTTCGAGGCCGTGGAAAAGGGCTCTGGCGAACTGGCTCGCTGGGCGTCGCAGCACCTCAATATCGAGATCGGCCTTGGCCTCCATTCTGCCCGCTGGCGGGGCGCCGATCACTGGATGAAGCGCGCTGAAAAAACGCTGAGCCTCGACGATCTGCTAGAGCGCTGTGATGTCGCGGTGTGCGGCTTGGACGGCGGCGGCCTGGACGATCTGTTCGGCCTCTGTGTGCTCGGCCGAGAACGCGGGACCGGACATTGGCTCGCCTGGTGCCGGGCTTGGGTGCAGCGCGAGGTTGTCGAGACCGTCGATGGCGAAGGTCCGCTCCGCAAGGACATCGCGCCGCGCCTGCTCGACTTCGTGAAGGAAAAGACGCTGACGCTTTGCGACAGCGCAACGCAGGACATTGAGGAAGCCGCGGCAATTGTCGCCAAGGTGAAGGCCAGCGGGTTGCTGCCGGACAAGGGCGCGGTCGGTATCGACCCGCTCGCGGTCGGCGGTCTGATCGACCAGCTGATCGGCGAAGGGCTCACCGAAGAGCAGCTCGTCGCTATCGGCCAAGGATTCAAGCTTTCGTCGGCGGTGTGGAGTGCGGAGCGCAAGTTGCGCGACGGGACGATGCGCCACGACGGTTCGGACATGATGGCCTGGTGCGTGGGGAACGCGAAGGCCGAGCAGCGAGGTAACGCGGTGTACATCACCAAGGAAGCGGCAGGGAAGGCGAAGATCGACCCCCTGTGCGCGCTGTACAACGCGGTGAAGCTGATGGAGCGCAACCCGGCCGCCGGTAACGGCGGCCTGTCGGTTGACGACTGGATTGCCGGGATGCGGGCGGCATGAGCTGGTGGAGCCGTGCCGCACAGTGGTTCATGGCGGGCCTCACCGCGCGGGACGATGATCTGTACCGGGCGCTTGGTGGCATGCCATCGCACACCGAGGAAGTCGTCAACTCGTCCTCGGTGCTCGGGCTTTCAGCGGCGTGGGGCTGCGTCAACCTGTTGGCCGGCACGATCAGCTCGCTGAGCATGAACGTTCAGGTGAGCGAGGGCGGTGTGAAGCGCCCTGCGTCCGATCACCCGCTGCAGGGTGTGCTGGACGACCCGAATGCCGATCAGACTCCGATCGACTTCTGGGAGCAGATCAGCCTCGGCCTGGAACTGTGGGGCAATGCCTACGCCCGCGTCGACAAGCGGTCGGATGGCTCGATCATTTCGCTGACCCCGATCCGGCCGGATGTCATGCAGGTAGAGCGCGCCCGCTCCGGAGCCCTTCGCTACCGCTGGTATGACGACGGGCGCCACGACGAAGACGAAGCCAACGTGCTGCACATCCGCGGCATCGGCGGCGATGCGTTGGGCGGCATGTCCCCGCTGACCTGGGCGCGGAACACGTTTGGAACGGCTCAAGCGATCGAGCGGGCAGCGGGACGTACCTTCGCCAACGGTGTGAGGCCTTCGGGTGTGCTGTCGATCTCGCACGCGCTGGATGGCACGCAGCGTGCAGAGGCCGAGGCACTGCTCCAGGACAAGTTCGCCGGCGCCATGCATGCCGGGCGGCCGATGCTGCTCGACAACGGCATGCAGTGGCAACAGATCACCTTCAATCCCGAAGACGCCCAGATGCTGGAAAGCCGGGGTTTCTCGGTGGAGGAAATCTGCCGGATCTTCGGCGTGCCGCCCTTCATGGTTGGGCATACCGAGAAGGTCACCAGCTTCGGCTCGGGCCTTGAGCAGCAGATCCTCGGTTTCCAGAAGTTCACTCTGCGGAAGCGCCTGAAGAAGATCGAGCAGGCGGTACGCAAACAGCTGATGACGCCGGAAGATCGCCGGGCGGGCTATGCCGTGGCGTTTAACCTGGAGGATCTCCTGCGCGGCGACAGCAAGGCCCGCGCGGCCTTCTACCGCTCGCTGCTGGATGCCGGCGTCATCACGATCAACGAAGTGCGGGCTCTTGAGGGCCTCGCGCCCATCGCAGGCGGCGACGTGCCCCGCATGCAAAAACAGAATGTCCCGATCACCGACGTCGAAGCGATCGGTCACAATGGCGGCACGCCGCTGGAGGATGGCGAATGAGCAAGCGTAAGTTGCCGGAACTGCGGAGCCCCGAAGCGATCGAAGGCGGCGAATTCGCCATCCATCCCCGCGCCCGCGCCGCGTTCGACCCTTCAGTTCGTGCCGCCAGCAGGGACGACAACACGATCAGCATTCTCGCCGAAATCGGCGAGAACTGGGATGGGACCGGCGTTACCCCCAACCGGATCTCCGCCGCGCTGCGCAACATTGGCGGGCGGCCCGTCACGGTCCAGATCAACAGCCCCGGCGGCAACTTCTTCGATGGTCTCGCCATCTACAACATGCTGCGCGCTCATCCCGAAGCCGTCACGGTGCAGATCCTCGGCGTTGCGGCTTCGGCGGCTTCCATCATTGCTATGGCGGGCGACACGATCCAGGTGGCCAAGGCGGGCATCGTCATGGTCCACAACACACAATGGTTCGCGATGGGCGACCGGCATGCCTTTGTCGATCGCGCCGAGACCATGGCCGTCTTCGACGACGCGCTTGCCGGTCTCTATGTCGACCGCACCGGGCGCCCTCGCGCCGAGATCGAGCGGATGATGGACGCGGAAACCTACCTGTCGGGCGAGAGCGCCGTGCAGGACGGCTTTGCCGATGATCTGCTTGATGCCGACCGGATCGCGAAAATCGAGAACTACGCGGAACCCGCGCACCGCCGCGTGGCCGCTGCGCTCGCGCATGCGAAGATGCCGCGCGCCGAGATCCGCAAGCTCATGAAAGAACTGACCGCCGACATGCCCAGCGCTGCCGACGATCACGCCATGCCCTGCGCTGGCATTGAGGCCGATGGCCTCGCCCATCTGCGCGCCGCGCAGATGAAGCTGAGCCTCATCCGGGGCTGATTGCCAACACCCACAAGGGGAACGAAAATGTCCGACTACAAGGAACTGAACGATACGCTGAAGAGCGTGTCGGCCGATCTCACGCGCGTAAGCGATGACCTCTCGCGCAAGGCCGAAGCCGCGCTGACCGAAGCTAAGAACAGCGGCAACCTTTCGGCTGAAACCAAGGTCGAAGTCGACAAGCTGATCACCGCCCAGACGGCCGGCACCGCTGCGATCGACAAGATTACCGCCCGCCTCGAAGATCTCGAAAAGAAGGGCACCCGTCGCGGTAGCTCCGATGAGCGGGCCCAGTCCGTCGGCGCGCAATTCATCGGGCACGAGAGGATGCAGGGTGTCAGCTCCGGCAGCATCCAGGCCAATCAGAACCTGAGCATTCCCGTGCGTAACGCGCTTCTCAGTTCCGGCGTCGCAGAAGGCGTTGTCGAACCCCAGCGCCTGCCGGGCATCGACGTGATGCCGAAGCGCCGCCTGTTTGTCCGCGACCTCATTGCGCCGGGTCGGACGACCTCAGGTGCGATCTTCTGGGTGCAGCAGACCGGCTTCACCAACAACGCGGCAGTCGTACCCGAAGGCACGAAGAAGCCGGAATCGTCGATCGTCTTTGCGACCAAGATTACGCCTGTGGTCACGATCGCACACCTGTTCAAGGCCTCGAAGCAGATCCTGGACGACTTCGCCCAGCTTCAATCGATGGTCGATGCTGAGATGGAGTACGGCCTCAAGTACGTCGAGGAGCAGGAGTTCCTGTTCGGCGCGGGCGGAGCCGGCAACATCGAAGGCATCGTGCCGCAGGCGTCGGCCTTCGCGCCCGCCTTCGCTCCGGAGCGCCGTTCGAAGATCGACGATCTCCGTCTGGCCGTACTGCAGGCGCAGCTTGCTCGCATGCCGGTCGATGGCTTCGTTCTGCATTCGATCGACTGGGCCGAGATTGAGCTGACCAAGACCGCCGACGGTGCCTACGTCATGGCGAACCCCGCCCAGATCATGGGCCCGACGATCTGGGGCAAGCCCGTTGTCGAGACTGAAGAGCCGGAATTCGAAGGCGAGTTCCTCGCCGGGGCATTCCGTACCGCTGCCCAGGTATTCGATCGCGAAGACGCTAACGTGGTCATCGCGACCACGAACACCGACGACTTCGAGAAGAACATGATCACGATCCGCTGCGAAGAGCGCACGGCCCTCGCAGTCAAGCGCCCCGAGGCCTTCGTGACGGGGCCGTTCGGCCAGGCTGTCGCGGCCGGCGGCTGATCCGCTTCCCAAGTCCACCAGTAGCCCGGCGATCCTGACGTCGCCGGGCTCCACCTACAGGAAGGATGCTTTGACATGGACATCAAGCTCAACCGCATGGACGTGAAGCCCAACCGCCCCGTCCGCGTGGGAAACCAGATGATGCGCAGCGGCGAAGGCGGCACCGAATTCCACGATCAGGTCGACGCCGGGCTTTCCGAAGCAAATCCCGGCGAAGATCCGCTCGCACAGTTCGGCGCCGAAATAGGCGAAGCGCTGTCTGCCGTGAAC